CCGCCATCAAGATCGATGCTGGAAATGATCTGTCCGCGGATTACCGGCTCGATATCTTCTGGCCAGTCATCAGGCAGCTGGTGTCGGCCGATCGTCGGAAAAATTAGGTGATCCGCAGCCAGCTCCGCATTGGAGAACTCACCGGCATCCGTCTGAGTGGCTGTGTGGGGAAAGGGGCCAGTATGCCGCTGGAGTCGATTGCAGACATTAAACTGACAGGACGTGCCCTTGTGGCTGGCTGGCTTACAGGCTTCGAGGAGCGACGCAGAAAGGCGGTCGAAGCCCTGCTGGATGTTGTTGAAAATAACTCAGACCCAGAACTAAAACGCCAGGCATTTGAGGCACTAGTGAAAGCCGATCAGGCCGACCTAAAGCGAGAAGAGTTGGAGCTTAAAAAACAGGAAGCAGATGACAACAAGCGTCTCCGATTACTTGACATCCTTGGACGTCTCCCGCCTGGAGAGCTTGCTACGCTCGCATCCGGTGGCAAGGGGGATGCTGAAGGCTGACGAGCGGATTCGGGATAGAGAGCGTAAGGCAAAGACTCGCGCCTCTGAACGCGACCTACTTATCTCTTGCCCGGCCAATTCTGACCGCCGCCGCGAAACGCTGGCAAATGGCGAACTGTTTTTGCGGACATACTTCCCGGATGTGTTCTTTGAGCCATTCACTGCCGACCGTCGTGATATGCACGAATCAATAGTCAGGGCCGCCCGGTATGGCGGTGACCAGGCGATTGCTGGAACTCGCGGCGAAGGCAAAACGAAACTGGCGATTTACACGGCACTGTATTTGACGCTTACCGGGCTCAGCCGATTCCCGATCGTCATTGGCAAGAACCAGAGGAAGTCGGAGGCCGAGCTACGAACCGTGCGTGAAAAACTGCAGCAATCTCCGCTACTGCTCGAAGACTTCCCGGAACTATGCCGCCCACTGCAGGCGATTGGCGGCTGGTCATCACGGGCCAGAATGCAGACGGTTGCCGGTGAGTTCTCCAATGCGGAGCTGGCTGCGGATCACCTAATTTTTCCGACGATCGGCCGACACCAGCTGCCTGATGACTGGCCAGAAGATATCGAGCCGGTAAGCCGCGGACAGATCATTTCCAGCATCGGTATTGATGGCGGCATTCGTGGAACCAACTATAGAGACGTCCGGCCGGATATCGCAATCATCGACGACATCGAAGACCGGCAGGCGGCCGAGTCCGACTCATTGATTGAAAAGAATGAGGAAATTATTGAGCAGGATATCGGTGGGCTGGCATCGTCAGCCGAGCGAGTGGCCCGTGTGTTTCTCTGCACAATCCAAAATCGCAAATGCGTAGCATTCAAATTCACAGACCCGAAACAGAAGCCATCATGGAAGGGCAAGCGATATCGAAAGATGATCGTGAAGCCCGATCGAATGGATCTGGTTCAAGAGTACCTGAGGCTGCGAATCGAGCGAGAAGAGAACGACCCGGACGCGCGGGTGGCATTTAGGTTTTGGCGTGACAATCAGGCAGAACTTGAGCGGGACTGCGTTATCAGCAATCCGAGCAGCCACAGCAAAAAACTGCATGAGGACGGCGAGCCACTGGAACTGTCGGCAGTCCAGAGTTACTACAACAAAGTTGCAGACCTCGGTGAAAAGGCAGTCGCCACAGAAATCGACAACGACCCGCCGGAAGAGGCAGGACCACAGGGGAGCGGGTTGACATGGCATACAGTCGCAGGACGTTTAAGCGGATTGGATCGAGGCCAGTTGCCAGCAAATGCAAGCTGCATCACCGCGGCAATCGACCTCGGGAAATACCTCTGTCACTGGGTTGTGGTCGCATGGTGGAAAGGTGCGGGAGGCTGTGTTATCGACTATGGCCGAGCAGAGGTTGCCGGGACTGACAGGGCAATGGATAACGAAGCCAGCGAGCCGATGATTTACCGGGCTCTGCTGAACTGGCGCGACGAACTGCTGCAAAAAGAATACGTTGATTCTTCTGGTTCGGGTCGCAAAGTGGATGCCGTTTTTATTGACTCAGGCACATTCACAGACGCTGCTTACCAGTTTACTCGCGACGTCCACGGGGCCCCGTTCTATTGCTCCAAAGGCATCGGGAAGTATCGCGACAAGCGCGAAGAGACTGACAAGATAAAGCCCGGTAATCACTTCCACGCATCGTATCAGGAAGCTCAGGGCTTGTGGCTGTACGAACTGAACACAGACTATTGGAAGCAGTTTATCCATGAGCGATTTCTAACGCCAACTTTTGATGAACAGAACTTTCTTCGTCGCGGAGCGCTGTCATTATTCTGCCAGCCGAACGACCGCAAACACACGTCTTTCGCACAGCACATCGTCGCGGAAGAACTGGTGAGCGAGTTCAAAGAGGGCAAGGGCACGAAGACATACTGGAACAAGGTCAGTGAAAATAATCACTGGTTCGATGCGTTGTACATGTCGGCAGCTGCGGCGAGTGCTCGCGGCATCTATCTCCTTTCACCCACAGCGGACAATCCGAATGGCCCCTCAGTTACTCCAAGAGCAAAGAGCCAAAATGAGCAAGCACAACAGAAGCCGCCAGCTGGCAAACCTGCAGGGCAACGCCACGGAGCCCCGAAAAGACGCTCAGGCGGATGGGTCAACAGTCTCAGAAGGCGATAGCCCGAAACCACGTGTGACGTCGTTTGTGCCTCGCCCATGCTCTGCGTGCCAGGCATTTCGCGACGCTGACGCGAAAGTCGATGGCAAGTCATGTTCCCGCGTTTATAGTACGCAGGGGCGGACGCGGTATTGCAAGTGCGGGTTTTGCGGAGCGACTTGGAAGGAGGTAGGCTAATGCAGCACACGTTTCAAATCCGTTCAGTCGGCACGCAAGCAATCACACTGAAGGCAACGGTGCCAGCCGCTGACATTCACACCATATACCATCAGCATACTACGGCATAGCATACAGCCGCAAGTAGTCTTTGCCAATCGCAACGCATGCCAGCCAAACTTCAGGCATGGCAACAGCGACTTCCCTACTGGCACAAATCGACGCAGCGATTGAAGCACTCCTGACCGGCGGTGCTTCATCGTACTCGATTGGCTCCCGCACGGTCACTGCCCTCGACCTCAACACGCTATTTGGGCAGCGGAACGTTCTGCAGGCTCAGGTAGACCGCGAGTCAGGCGGCGGGATGTTTCGGCTGGCCAAAATGCAGAGGACCAGTCAATGATTGGTTCGACACTTGACCGCCTTGTCGGAATGTTGTCGCCCGCTTCCGGTATTCGCCGAACGATGCAACGCCGCACGCTTGAGCGGATGTATGCTGGGGCGGAAGCCAATCGGCTGACCAACAACAAGCAGCCGAAAAACCAATCAGCTGACAGTGAAATGCTCGGCCCATTTGGTGCCGACAAACTGCGGGCATGGTCGCGGCTGCTGGTTCGCGACAACGCTTACGCCTGGGGTGTCGTTGACACCATCGTGAGTTCTGTGGTTGGTTGCGGAATCGGGGCTCAGTCTCAGGTGGAAACGCCAGAGGGCACGGACATTGAGGACGTCAATGAGATTCGCGATAGAGCCTGGGCCGAATGGTGCGAAGTCTGTGACGTCAACGGACGCCTGAGCTTTGCGGAGATTCAGCAACTCGCTCAGCGAGAGATGGTTGAGGCCGGTGAAGTTCTGATTCACCTGGTCAACACGCCGAAAAAAGAATACCGCGGCATCTATCGCCCGGTGCCGCTGGCTCTGGAGCTTATCGAAGCAGACCGTCTCGCCAACGAAAAGGACACTTACAAGGTTCGCAGCAAAGACGGAAACCGCATCACGCGCGGCGTTGAACTTGACGAGCTTGGAAAGCCACTGGCGTACTGGATTTACCCGGAGCATCCGAACGGGCCATATACCACTGGCCGCCAAGAGCCAGAGCGAATCCTTGCAAAAGATATCCTCCACCTGTTCCGCGTTGACCGCATCGGGCAGACTCGCGGCGTTTCGTGGTTTGCTCCTGTGATGTCGTGGCTGCGTGACCTGGGCGTCTATGTCGACAACGAAATTCAGGCGTCGGCTGTGGCGTCGTGCTTTGGCGTTGCTATCACGACGACTGGCCGAGCCGGCACAGGGCTGATGCCGTCCACTGACAGCGAGTCAGAAGACGCCAACGGCAACCAGTTTGAATACTTAGAGCCAGCAATGGTGGTTCGCCTGCAGCCTGGCGAGTCAG